GACTGTCTTTTGCAGCCGCCGCAGCCGGGGCGGTGGCGATGATGCCAGCGGCATCGCTGCGGGCGGCCAGATCGGCCAACACGCGGGCGCGCAGGGCTTCGGGCTTCAACCCGCGCGTGACGGCGTCCGCCGCATCAATGGTCACACCGAGCCGGGCCGCCTGCGCGCAGACCTGTGCAACTTCTGCTGCTTCAATGCGAACTGCGTCGGCTGACATCGCCACCGGATTGGGCGCCACTGCAACCGACGGCATGGGCAACGTTGGTGCGGCCGTCGTTGTCGTCTGTGTGGGATTTGCGACGACTGTCGGTGCCGGGTTCGGTGTATCGGTGGACGTGGTCATCTGTGGACCCTTTCTGCTGGGGGGAGTGGTGCCGCGGGGCGCGGCGGAGAAGGAACGAAAGGCGGTGACGGGATCGGCCAACTCGTCGGCAAGACCGGCGGTGATGGCATCTGCACCACGGAACACCGCCGCTTCCGTGGAAAGTGCGGCGGCATGGGTCAGCCGATCCCCGCGCCCTGCGGCGACGGTTTCTGCGAAGAGGAAGCGCACCACCTCCAGCTCGCGCTGCATCTGGTCGTGCACGGCGTCGGGCAGTGGCTGGTAGGGATTGGCGTCAATCTTGTGGACCCCGGCATGGATCAGCGTGACGGCGATGCCCTTTTGGTCCAGCGCGCCACTCATGTCGGTGTGCAGCGCCACGACCCCGATGCTGCCGACGGCACCGGTGCGGGGCAGGATGATGCGGTCAGCTTGGGAGGCCAGAACGTAGCCAGCGGACAGCGCATGTTCCGCCACGAATGCGTGGACCGGCTTTTGCGCCCGGGCGGCACGGATGCGGTCCGCCAGATCGAACGCCCCGGCGACCTCGCCACCGAAGCTGTCGATGTCCAGTGCGATGCCACGCACGCCGGGATCGGCCAAGGCCGCCTGAAGCTGGGCGGCGATTCCCTCATAGGACGTCAGCCCAGAAGATTGCCCGATCCATGCGCCACGGTGCACAAGTGTGCCCGCGATTTCGATCACCGCGATGCCATCCACCACCGCAAAAGGATGGGTGCCATTGCGCTGATGGCGCTGGACGATATCGTTGCCAAACAGCGAGGCCCGGGCATGGAGAGCTGCGGCGGTCTGTTCTGCTGGTTGCACGTCCAGCCCTTGGAAGGTGATTTCCTGCCCGGTGATGCGCGGGCCCAGCCCGGACAGGAACGCCAGCGCCTTGGCCGGGTCCACCATCAAGGGCGTGTTGAAAGTGCGCTGGGCGATTTGGGCGTGATGCATCATGCGCCCTCCTTGGGGTCGGATTTTTCATCGGCGGGATCGTCGGCTTCATCGTCCTTGGCGCTGTCCTGATCCGCATCTTTCGCCGTGCCTTCGCCCGGCCCCTGCGCCGGTGACCCGGGACGCCGGAAGTCGAGGCCCAGCGCCAATTCGCGTTTGCGCTCAGCCGCGATTTCCCGGTCGACCTGTTCGGCGTCGTAACCCCGCTCGGCCAGCGCTTGCGTGCGGGATTTCAGGCCTGCCTCGATCTGCAGAATCTCGGCCGATGCGTCCTTCATCGGGTCGATCCAGTCCCATTTCGTGGGCAACCAGGCGCAGGCCTGATATTGCCGCCGCTGGCTGTCATAGCCGGGCAGGTCCAGCGCGCCTGACAACACGGCAGTGTCCATCCAGCGCACCCAGACGGCGCGGCAAAGCTGATAGACCAGCACGCCATGCTGCCAGGCCGATATCCGGCGGCGGAACTCAATCAGCGAAATCCGCGTGTTGGAGAAGTTCCCTTTCGCCGTGTCGCCAGTCAGATAGCCATAGGGCACGCCCAGCGCGGCGGCGATTTGCAGCAGGGTGCGATACTGGAACGGCTCATAAGTGCCGCCTGAATCCGGGGTGGCGGGCGTCGAGATGTCCTCGCCGGGATCGAGCCGCACCACCTGGCCGGGTTCGACTTCCAGATCCTCGTCGGTTGGGTCAAGCGGCGTTTCCGGCGCGGGCGAGGTGATGAACATCGCGAACATCGCCGCGATCTTCTTCCGCTCCAGCTCGGCGTCGTCGTAGAGGTCCAGCGTGAACAGTTTGACGATGGCAGCGGCGAACCGCGACACGCCGCGCAGCTGGCCAGCTTCCACCGGGTCCAGCACATGGATGACATCACCGGCGGGGACACGGACGGTTTCCCCAGCAAGCCCCGGATCGGTCAGGTCGCCCGGATGGCGGCGCAGGAAGTGATAGGCGACGCGGCGGCCGATACCGTCGAACTCGATGCCCTGACGGATCAGCCCGGCACCAGACAGGGTGCGGTTCATGTCCAAGGGCAGCATTTCGGCGGGTAGCATCTGCAGCTGAAGGGGAACAGTCAGACCGTCCTCGGCCCGGCGCGGTCGGATGCGGATGAACACCTCGCCAGACAGAAACACCTCTCGCGCGGCCCGGCGCTGCAGCCCGTAAAAATCGGTCAGCGCTTCGGCATCGGCATCGTCCGTCCAGGCGAGCCACAGCGCCTGCAGCTCTTCCTTCTTGGCCGCGTCCGCGATGGTCGACGAAGGTTTGATGCCATCGCCCACCACATTGCTGGCGAAGCTTTCCACGGCATTCGCCGCATAGCCGTTGTTCCGAACCAGCCAGCGGGCGCGGGCGGTGATCGTGTCGCCCGAGGCTGCGATCAGCGTGTTCACATGCGCGCGACTGGCGCGAAATCCGCGCAGGCGACGGTGGGCCTGCGCCGCGTCAAACCCGCCGATGATGCTGCCGATGCGCTGGCGAAAGGCCTCGAACGCCATGGTTCACAGACCTTTCGTGGCCACGGTGCCCCATCGGCGACGCCGCGGCGTTCCGGTTGTGGCGGTGGCGATCCGGGTTTCCAGATCGCTGATGGCGTTCGCCAGTTCCGCGTCCGAGCCATAGTTGATCGATTTGCCGTCATAGCTGACCGACCGGACGCCCGCGTAACGAGCCTCCTGAAGTGCTGCCAACAGGGCGCGCATTCGTTCCAGATCCATCTCAATCCCTCATGAAGTTCGGTGTGTAGGCCCGGCGTTTGCGCCGTGGCGTTGTTGGTGTTCCTGCCTTGGGCGGGGCGGGTGCGGCTGGTTCTACCGGCGTGACCGGTTCTGTTGCCGGTCGGGTTTCCACCCCGGCCTGCGCTTCCAACCGTCGCCATGTCGCCTCGTCCCAGCGATCTGCGCCCATGATCCAAGCCGCCGCCCGGGCGTAGACGCGGGTGTCGAGCGCCTCGTTGCGCTCGCGCATCTTCTGCCATTCGGGGTGGGCATAGCCGCGCTTGTTGCGCACCGTGACCAGCTGTTCGGCCACCAGCTGCTTCAGCCATTCGGTGTCGATCCAGTCGGGCAAGTGAACGGTGCCTGGGGCATCGAGTGCGCCCATCGCACGGTCCTCGTCACTGGGTCGCTCCAGCCGCAGGAAGCGGTAGGTTTCGGTCTTGAATGTCGCCGTGGCCACCGACCAAAGCCGCGCGCCCCGGCGCAGGCGCTTGCCGCCGATGGTGGCGTCGACGAAGGTGGGCCCCGACACCGGCGTGGCCCGGTTGAAGCCTTCCAGCCCTTTGATTGGCGAAACCTGGTCGAACCCCTGTTTCCGCGCCCATGCGTAAACCGCCGGGGCTTCATAGCCGGTGTCGATCGCCAGCTTGCCGATCAACATCACAGCACCATTGGCACAGGCCCAAGTCCGACCAAGCAGCGCGGTCAGCTTATCCCAGCACTGCGGATCGTCGGGACCGCCCGCGATGACGATGTGATCGACCAACCAGCTTGTCCTGTCCCGGCCCCAGGCCCAGACGTCGACCTCGATCCGATCCTTCTGCACATCGACACCGGCGGTCAGGAACAGACCACCGATGGGGATTTGCGCCTCGCCATAGGCTTCGCGCCGTTCCGCCAGCCGCTGCCATTCCGGCGCGTCGCCAGACTCGACCCATGTCTCACCCAGCAGCGTGTTGCGCGCGGCGCGCAGCATCTCCTCCGAGCCTTGCGCCGCCAACCAGTCGCGCGCGATCTGCTGCCAGCTTTTCCAGCCCAGCGGCGAATAGAGCGCCGAGATGTGAAAGCCGATAGAATGCGGATCTACCGACACAGCCGTCGCGCGCCATT